TGGTTGATCGGGTACGTACACAGGTTGAGGGCATCTTGGCTGTACGCGAACGTTTCGGCGGATGGCATGGTCTTGTCAAGTCTGCTGTGCCTGACGGTACGGATGATGCCGCTATCAGGAAGATCGCCAACACTCTGGAACGTCGTACCAGCGAGTTGGCGGATCGGTTTGGTTTAAACTATCGGGAAGGGCAGCAGATGTGGTCTTCGTCTGCTGAATCAGCGACGTTCAGCAAGGGCGAGTTGCAGGTTCTCCAACGGGAGCAGGTCGGGTTGAAGGGGACGGACGCAGCAACTATTCAGCCTTCTGCGGTTGCAGGTCGTGTAGGTGTGGTCGCTCCTGAGGGTTCGGAGTATTTGCCGTGGATCGACGGTAACGCCGTTGATACTACTTTGGTTCCTAGCGATCAACTGTCCTTGTTTGAGCATGGACGGATTCGATCTGCCGATTTGGGGGAGGGGCAGGGTCTGAGGATTGATATTGGTTCAGGTCGTCGGATAAAGGTGTATGGCATACAAGGCGATCAGGCGATTGAGCGGGCTAACCACCATTTGCTTGAGATTGGTGACCCGTCACGAGGTTTCGATAGTTCTGTGACGGGGGCTATGGATGATTTGATTGAGGGTATGCCGAGTCCGTATGGGCATGAGGAGCCGTTCTCTGCGGTGTCGGAGCAGGGACGCTTGGCGTCGGAGACTGCGGAGATGACGTTGGATATTTTGGATCGTGCTGGGGACGATCTGTTGGATGAGTTGGTTGGCTTTGTGGAGAATGTCAGCCCACGTAATGTTGCGAAGATGGAGAAGGCGCGAGAAACACTTCAGTTCTACGAAGACCTACTTGCTAGGAAGGAAAGATGGTTAAAGGAACAGGGGATGGAGCGTCCGTCTGACTTTCCTGAACCACCTGCGGACGGTCATCGGCGTGCCCGTCATCGGTTGGTACCCCCTGAAGAGTATCAGCATTACGTTCATCTTGATGAACTGTTAAGCGAAGTTGAGAAACAGAAAGTTCTAATCGAAAATCTTGGGAATGTTGCTCCTACGGCATGGATTCGTCAGGCGCGTACGATCATGGCGACGCCTCAGTTGGCGTCTATGTTCCCAGCAGCCTCCTTGGAGCAGCAGCGAGGGTTGTTCCGTGAGGTATTGGAGTTCGTTGCATGGCGCAACGACCACTATTCTCCCCAGTTGGTTAAGAGAGACATTGCTTCGTTGCATGACATGGTTGCTACCTACTTTGCGTATCGTAATCCAGCGTTGAATCCGCATTCGTATGCGTGGCATGTTGCGAAGGCGGAGCAGAGCGCAGGCAAGTATTCAAATAACTTTATGAAGAATGTCCATATACGTTACATGGAGCATCAGGAGGGGATTGCTACGGGGGTGTGGCATGACAGGGTGTCTGGCCTTGATGTTGGGCAGCCGTATGTCGTCACGGAGGGAGATATTCAGGTAAGTGTTTCCCGTGCGTCTGGTCGTACTGCTAAAGAATTTGGATTGGAGGCAATCCCGTACGATCAGCAGGTGGTCATCACATGGGACGCAATTGGTCCCAGTCACGAAACCATAGCACAAGATGCAGCACATTATCGAAAAGGTTTACAGATGGTTTCACGGGTTGCAGACGAACTGAACGCTGAAGGGTTCTACGTTTTCGCTACTGTTGATTCAATTATAGGCGACGGGACAAATCTTCAGAAAGCCTACAAGCGCCGAGGGTTTATACGTAGCGATCTTGACATGCCGCTTGACGCAGAGGCTACTGCGCGTCAGATTCTTGAAAGTCACTTGGGTGCAGAAGATGTTCGTTGGTGGATGATGATTAATCTGGAAGAAGGAGGGTATGGATACGATGGGTTAACGGATGTAGAGAAATTGAAATGGCAGTCGATTCAAGACGATGCGATGGATCTTATCGGGCCTGAGGGAGCCTATGCAGCCGAAGGTGTTGGTGTGGAGTTCTTTGAGGAGGTCGCTCTCGGGGACGCGACGATGATTCCCATAGTGCGGGGACCAAAGGGCCAAACGCTTAAAGGAATGAGGGCAGGCCCGACCATTGTCTTGCGTCCTCATTTGGCGAGGACGCCTGAGGAATCCGTTATCGGTCGCTTGTGGACGCAGTATCAACTGTCGTTGGCGGGCGACGGGTACGTTGGTACTGCACGGTTGCGTGGTCAACGGAATCCGATCACTTATTACCCTGACGACCCATCTAAAGGCCCCGTGTATGGGCTTGGCAGAATGGCCGACGTTGACCAGTTGACCGACGAGGGTGCAAACGCAATTATGAGCGACCTTGCCGCAGCAGGCCAAACGCCTTCACCTGTTGTGGCAGCGCAGAACGCTGGAATGAAATATCATGTTGAGGTGCGCTTGACCAATCCGTTGGGTGCCAAGATTGTTCCTCCTGAACTCACTGCTGCTTCGTTGCTTGATCCCGAACAGGCGGCTTTGCGCCTAGACCAGCAGGCCAGCGAACTGGTGCCACCTGAACAGTTTCAGAAGGCGTTCAGGGAGGAAGCGATAGAGGCGATATCAACTGACTATGGTGTGGCGGCTTTGGAACGGCGACGGGCGTTGTTAGAAAACCCGTTGGAAGAGGCAGTTGCGAATCAGCAGAAGGTTACGGGCGATCTGTTTTTGATGGAACAGGAATGGAGCGAGACACTTGAGAATCTGGCACTGCTTGAGCGTGCGCGTGGTGATTCGGTGGTTGTCAGACAGATGGCGCAACATGCGGCTGGGCGTCACGGTCGTTTGATCCGTGCGCTGGCAAAGTTGCAGACATTGGACCCCCAGTTCAAGTTTAAGAAGGGTGGTGTCGGTGCTGTAAGCGATGCGTATGCAGATTTGGAGTCGGCCATCATGCAGATCGGTATGGCTGATCTGGAAGAAGCCAAGATGATGTTGAACGTGTTGAACGACGACTTTGACAATGCTTTGGAAATTTTGCGGGATGCAAGTGGGGGCATGGGCGCGTTGAGGAACTTGCCCGAAGCGGAAATCATCTTTGAGCAGTCGTTCCAGAGTGGTATGCGACCTGTAGGTACAGGCTCACAAGGGCCAGCAGCCCTTGTTGACTCCATTGTGCTTGCTGACGCATACAACGCACGCGGAGGGGTGCGCGGGTTCTTCAGGTATTACGACAAGACGCATAATCTGTGGAAGGGGTATGCCGTGCTGTCGCCCGGTTTCTGGTCTAGGAACTTTATGGGCGGTTTGTTTATGAACTTTCTTCATGGTGTTTCGCACGATAGTTATGGACGGTTCCTGTCTGCGTTGCGTTACCTCAGAGCGGAGCAGGCTCTTGCTCGTGGCGAGATTACGGCTGCGCAGTCGCGTAAGTTGCAGGCGGGGATGGGGAAGAGGGCGGCAGACATTGAGATTGTTCGCCAGTTGGATCGGGGTGGATTGTTTGGTGCGGGTCAGGCAGGCGTTGAGTTCATTTCCCATTCAGGCCCAAGGAAGGGTACGGTTACTGTCGGCGGTCGGGTTATCAATTTGAATTCGGCTAATCCGTTCAGTAGCCAGTTCTTGCCGTTGCGCGGTGGTTTGAACATGAACGTAGGCGTGGAAACTATGTTGCGTGGTTCGATGGGCTTTGATGTGATGGCTAAGGGTGGCATGATTGACGAGGCTGCCGACATGATCTTCAAGTATCACTTTGATTACGATGATTTGTCATGGTTTGAGCGCAAGGTCATCAAGCGTGTGGTCCCGTTCTATACGTGGACACGCAAGTCGCTGCCTTTGATTATGGAACAGTTTGTGGTTCAGCCAATCAAGTTCCAGCGTTATCGGCAGGCGATGGATGCCATCGGTTCTGCCGAAAAGGACCGCTCCGACTTTGGGGTGGTGCCTGATTGGATGGTGCGCCAAGGAGCGTTGCCTTTGGGAGCCAAGTTTGGGGATGAACACATGTGGATGATCCCCGACCTGCCTGTCAAATCGTTTTATGAAGTAATTAACGCACCGTTGCGAAGCGATCTGACACCTATGGGTCGGGTCGCGGAAGTCGGTGAGGCTCTTTCGTCTATGGTTTCGCCTCTGATTAAAGCACCTGTGGAGGTTTACATGAAGCGCAACATTTGGAAGGGGTACAACTTTGAGGGCAGGTTTGAGTATGTGCCACGAGTGTTCTCTAATGTTCCGTTTTTGATGGAAGCACTGGAGGGTGTGGGGGTTGCCAGAAAGGCAGGTAACGGGGAGTGGGTGATGCGTGACAATTATCTGCATGGAGTAGCACAGTTGTTGCCGACGTTCTCTCAGGCGCGACGCCTGTTCCCTGATGAGGAACGGTATCAGAAGCGCCTGTTGTCGTCATGGATGAGTTTCGCGTTTGGTCTTGGACTGAGGACGAATACGCAGTGGGAGCAGGAACAGGAGTTGCGCGGCAGATACTATGAAGAGCGCGATAAGCAGCGAGACTTGCGCGACGTACAAAACGTGCGCGCAGGCGCGCGATAGGACACGGAGGCTAATAGGTATGGAGTACGTATCGCGCACCCAATGGGGTGCGCTGGACACAGGGAAGCCCCTCAGAGCCTTCAGGAAGGCTCCTGAGGGCATCGTGGTGCATCACACGACAGGAGGTGCCTCTAACCCTGCGGAGCGTGTCAGAGGCCACGACAGATACCATGTTCATACGCGGGGGTGGACCACTATCGCGTACAATTGGCTGGTGTCGGGCGACACGGGTGAAGTCTTTGAGGGTCGCGGCTGGCATGTAGGCGGTGCTACACGCGGCTGGAATTCGAAGACGGTTGCTATCTCATACATCGGGTCGGGAGATGACCTGACGGAGAAGGGGAAGGCTGCTATCCGTACAGTTGTGGACGAGATACAGCGCAAGTATGGGGGGAACCTGTGGATCAAATGCCACAGGGATTTCAAGAAGACCTACTGTCCCGCAGACGTACTCGCTAAGTGGATCAAGGAGGGTATGCAGGAGGAGGCAGAGAACCCTGCGGGTGTGGATTGGGACGGAATCGTCAAGTATTTAGTAGACGTTGGTGCGAAGGTGCTGGCGCAACGTCCGTTGCGTAAGGGTTCTCGCGGCAAGTATGTGTCTATGGTACAATCGCGCCTGAATGAGCGAAGCGATGCTGGGCTGACTGTGGATGGTTCGTATGGACGCAAGACGAAGCGGGCGGTGTGGAAGTTCCAGTCTAGTTATTCGATCAAGGCCGACGGGATCGTCGGCCCGACAACATGGAGATACCTATGGGTAGTTTAGGACGAAGCGAAATTATGAGTTTGGCTGCGCTTGCAGGCGTGGTGGTGCTGGCTGTGGTCGGCTCCATCGGTGGCGACGCAGCCGTTGCCTTTATCGGTGGCCTCATGCTGAAAAATCCTGCGGGCGTATTGAAGCGTTGACATGGAGCAGGACGAGGTTGCTTTTGAGCAATGGCGTACGGAAGAAGGCGACGCTATTGCGGCTGAGATTCAGGAGAGCATGAAGGCCAGTTCCAGTGTGTTGAACGTGGACGACGGCAGCCATGCCGTGTGGCATGAAGGCAGTTTGGGTCTGCTATTGGTGCTTCCGTTTGAACACGCGATGGCTTTTTCGGCGGAGTCTTTAACGGGAGACTTTGAGAACAGTCCCTTACATAGTTACGTGTTTTCCACGATTAGCGATTTGATTCTTCGTGCGACTGCGATCATGGATTTTGACGGGATGGATTAGCGGGCGCTGGTTTCTAGTTCCCGCATGTTGGGTGGCGTCCACTCCGCATGGAGCAACCTGTTGTTCTTTGACGAGTTACAGGAACCACAAGACGGGTTCATGTTCTCCAAGACATCCGTACCGCCCCGTGTGAGGGGCACAATGTGGTCGCCTATTGAGGTTTTCCACTTCTCCCAAGTCTTGGAACAGTAGGCGCAAATCTTGGGGTCAATGCCCTTAGAGCGCCAGTAGTCGTGCATCTCAGAGATGGTGTGCCCATCTGATTCGATACCCTCCCTACGCATCCGATACCCGTGCTGGCGTTCGAGGAGCAACTGCTTGTTGGCCTTCTGATACCTGTCGCTGGCTGCCTTGACCTTTTCGGGATTCGCCGCCCTCCAGATCCGATTCACTTCTCGGACCCGTTCACGGTTCTTGTTCTGCCACTCAAGTTGGGATCTCGTGACCTGCTCACGGTTTTCCTTTGCCCATTGGCGGTTGCGAGCCAGTATCTTCTCACGGTATTCCTTCTTCGCATACTTTTGCTTATGCTCAAGGTGTCGATACTCGCTGACGCTCCCAGCCTTACGAGCATAGGATTTCGTCTGTTGCTCCTGCCGACACGCCCTACATATGCGCCGACAAGAAATACGTTCTTCTCCCGCGACGTTCTTCCACTTGAACTCGGCAAACCGATCTAGCGTCTTAGTCTCACCGCATTTCGTGCATTCCTTGTCAGCGCGAGGCATTGTTAATCTTCCTCCTAACTCATTGACGGGTGGACGAATCTGTCGTTCAACGGCAGCCTCCATAAGTCCATCGCTACCATGCATCCGATGATGCAGTAGCCAATGATGTCAGCGTGCGTGTCTGTAAGCGACTCATTGTTCGCTTCCGCACCCCGCTCCCACAGATTCTCTAGGCGTGCAATCTTGTCGTGTAAACGCACAAGGATGCCGTCCAGTCCAAACCTGTCGATGTTGTCGTACCCGTAGTCTTCCATCTTGCTACGCAGCAACGGCAGCACGGCTGAGGCTGACTCACTGTGGTCACCGAGGTCTAGCGTTATGATTGCTATTGCCTGAAACCAGTTGCAGGCAATGTCTTCGTCTACTTCCGCTCCGTAGTACGTAGCGGAGAAGTGGTCATACTCATTGCGCAACACTCCCAGTGACGCATCAGGGTCAGCGTGAAACGGATGGCGTACGCCACGGGCACGTTTCACATCTATGCTGTTAGCCATCAGTCCTGCGGCTGCGTCCCACGTTTCAGGATTTATCCGTGGAATTGTCATATAAATACTCCTTCACTAGCGGGTGTTTAGATAATTCTTCACCCAGTTTACGTAATATTTGATCTCGTTTACGCGCCACTGTAGTCTTCGGAATACCCAATACTTCTTGGACAGTCCGTAGACTTAAGCGTTCAAACAGTAGCGCATTTATCATCCATATATCCCTTTCATCTAGTTGGCTGTACACGTTTAGTACAAGATCCTGCAATTCAACACGTTCTGCGGACGAGAACCTCTCGTCCGTGGCACCAAGTGACTCCTGCAACCACCCAAGGTGGGTGGGGTCAGTTGGTATTTCTTTGCGGCTCATCTGCCCATACTAGCGCGGCAGGGATCGCATAGTATTCTTTTCCTTCAGGGAACGCCTTCACTTCGGCGTTCTTACATAATTTTTGTAACTTGCTGAAGGGTACGTTGGCGTGTCGATTGTTGGACGAATCGTATACAAACAAAACAACATGATGCATTCGATGCCACGACCGTAGCGCAACCATCTTCTCCAACTTCAACTTCAACGTCTGATCCGACCCCAACCCCTGCACTTCCACAAAGGATTCAGAGGTCAAATAGTCAGGCGTATACCTTACACTAGGCGGCAACGAACCCATGTGAATCGGTGGACGGTTCAGCCCGTAGCGACAAAACTTACGGTCACACAATTCCTCGAACTTGCGTTCCGAAATATCTCCCATCGTTTGAAAGCGATGCGAGAATGGCTGATCCGCGAATGACATAGCGTCACACTTTCGTAGCGTCAATGTGAACGACCTGTTGGTCGTTCACGATAATGCCAGCACGTTGGATACCATCCAAAGCCAACTTTACATAGTTGTCCAAGTCTCCACGCAAAGGCGTAGACCACTCCTCCACTGGCGTAATCGTAACCGCTGTATGTTCACCTGTAAAGATTAACTCTACCCGAACTGGTCCGTCGAAGACGGGAGCGTCTTCTCCTACAGCCACAGCGTACTCTTCCTCAGCGCGTACAGTCGTAGCAGGAGTGTACACACGACCCTTACGAGACATGCGGGGACGCCCCTTCGGCAACGGGCGCCCCTCCACTAAGAACGAAAACTCAGTGGGCGGTGGCACGTTGCTGCGCGTCGGTAACGAGTCGTTCGACTTGTCGGTCACAATCTTGTCTCCCTGCAAACTTTGGTCCTTCAGACCACCATGTACCTAGACGGGAATCTAAGTCCTTCGTCCATACTAGGATGTCGGTTGCTCCGTATCCTGCTTCCCACATGGCACGGGCGAATCTGTTGAGGAACCCATGTCGTCCTTTGCCAGCACCATGTGATTGAGTGTAGTACGAATGGGGGCCGTCGTCGTACATCCTACGTGCCACCCCTCGTAGACGGGTGCCGTCAATCTTCATCAACGGCTCACGCGAGTACGCCCGTGAAGGTGGCAGGTCAGGTTCTACCCATAAGCCTGCTGCAATTTCCAACAGGTCGATCTTGACACGGGAACGCTCAGCGTCGATCACAAAGTTGTAGTAGTCAATCGGGTACCCGTTGTCGTCCAGCATTTCCTGACGACCTTCAGGTCTAGCGCCACCGTACGGTAGGCGCATATAGTTGCCCGGTGGACCGGGCAACGAGTCCTGCTTGGGGTACACGGCATCGTATTTGATGTCAGCCATCTGGCACACCGCGTGCAACGCTTGCCGCATCGTGGGTGCTTCAACCCAGTCTTCGGCAAAGACCCATACGTGGCAGCCCTTGGAGCGAGACAGTTCCACCCATCCCTGCATTGCCAAAGCCTGTAGCACGGTGACTATGTTCTGTGCATAGATGAGCGAGTCGTCGCCTTCGTCAATGTCGATGGCACCCCACATGCACTTCCACAACTCGGGTTTCATGTCAGGATAAACTTTGTGTCCATCAACTTCTTGCCAGCCTCCGCTACCAGCGGGAAGGGTTTCTTCAGGGTCGTACACCATTGGGTACACCCCGATCATCTCTTCACCACTACGATGGCGTTTAAGCAAGTCGTCGGTTACTTCCTCCCATACACACCCGCCAGCGTCGCTACCGTATGCGTATGAGAACCCTTCAAACAGGTTCCAGAATGGTTTAGACATCGAACCCGTCCAAGTTCATCTGCTCCCACGTTACGCCCGGCTCCAGTAGTCGGCCGCTTGGGTGAATGGTGAGGTTTACCTCTGCCTTGTCACCCTCGCCTGCCTTGTTCTTGTGTAGGCCCACGCTGATTTCGTCTTCGTAGTAGCGACGTACGTCTTCCTCTAGGGTAACGTCATCCCATCGGCGCCATGTTTCTATGACGAAGTGGCTTTCGCTGGTGGAGGCGTATCGACCTGAGTCGATGCCGCCTGCTCGTCCGCGAGTGCCTGCTCCTCTGCCTGATTGGTGGACTACGACTCCGATTACTCGCCAGTCAGATACCAGTTGCTTGAAGGATTCAATTTTTGCTTGCACACTGGCATGGTCATTGGGTCCACCTCCACGTATCAATTCTAAATAATCATATACAAGTACCTGTGGACGTTGACCGTCCCACAGTTGCGCTGACGCAATCCGCATCGCCTTGTCCAGATCATCCACAGACATACCCGTGGACTCAAAGTGCAGGTTGGTTTCATTCGCCATGATCTCGCTTGTGCGATTCCATGCCGTTTCGTCACCACGGATAAGGCGACCCAGCCAATCCTTCTGGCTGATCTCCAAACGCATAGCCGTATACCGCCCCCAAAACATTGACTCAGTTTCATCGGGGCTAACCCACAGCGTCCTGTGGTTGCGGTTACGTGCAGCCATGTTCATAGCCAGCAGCGTCTTACCAGTGTGTGTCTTGCCGATCAGGGTCACCAACTGACCTGCACGGGCACCACCTAGCGTGGCTTCGTCAAACCCTCGTATCCCAAACTTCCATTCTCCTCCTGCACTCAGGTCTGTCCGCATTCGTGACATTTGCTCAGTCTTAGGGGTGTACAACCGCTTCAAGTCAGCAGGTGTAATACCCTCAATCTCAGCCGCCGCTGGGGCGGGAGCAGCCTTAGCCGCTCCCGCCCCTACCAGCCTCATTGCATCTTCAAGGCTTAGACGCTCAGGCAATTGCCGCCAACCAGTTCTGCGGGTCAATCGCTTCTGGACGCTCACCCCATGTGAATGGGCTGTGCTTGACCAGCCCACCGAAGTAACCGCTCTTGTTGGCAAGCATATGATTGCCTTCACCCTGACCCACGATATGTGAGCCATCTTCGTTCATAATAGTGCCACGCTTAATCTTGAAGTCACCAAGTCCACACTTGCCGTTCTTGGTGATCGGGATGTCTTTGCCTTGCAGGGATTCCACGAAGTAGTTCTCGGGGAATTGGCGCAACCCGTTGGCGAACAACTTTCGGATCGCCTGATTGTCCATAAACGCTGACTGCTGCGACGCATACTCAACGCCAATAGCACGTTCATGCATGAACAATTTGTTGACTACCGCATAATCGCTGTCGTCAATGTACAACGACGGCCTACCCGACGGCGACGCCTGCTGCACAGGCTGTGCCTGAGGGAAGGCTTCCACGACGGTCGCTACAGCCGCTGCTGTCGCATCGGTTACGTTTACGACAGGCTGTACGTCTGCGACTGGCTGATCCAGCAACGTCCGCTTCACCTCCGACAATCCCTGTGCCAAAGCGATAGCGTTATCAACTGCCATCGTCACGGCCACACCTTCGTCGCCGTTGTTGATTTCAGCGACGGTCAGTTCGACCGCAACCTTCATCAACACCTGCGCTTCAATAGATGCCCTTTCAGTAGGGCTTAGTGGCGTAAATGCCATTATGCTTCTCCTTGGTTGGAACCCTTACAATGCGCCCAGTTGGCGCACCATTTCTCAGAACACCACCACCCGTTGTCACCTAATACCCACGGCGGTGTGGGCATGGCTTCAACATAGCGGCATAGTGCCAAGACCTTCGTACGTAGCCAGTCGAAGTGCGTCTGGTTACGTACCAAATCCATGCGACCCACCCCATCGGGATGCATGATCGCATATGAAAAGTTGGGAATGCCCAATGCGTAACAGTACGCAATGCTTTGCACATCCCACCTTTCGTACTCCCAAGCAGTCCTAGAATAGTCACGCTTAGGGAACTTCCAATCCCACAAGCGGTCGCTCTCTACTAGGTCAACTGTCCCTGTGAGATTCACTATTCGCTCATCGTCTTCGATGAGCGGAACCTCAAAGTATTGCTCCACCGCTACAGGCTTGACAGTGGGGTACACTTCCGCATACCACGACGACAGTTTGTTCTTCCCAACTGTCGCCGCCAACGACGGTGTATACGATTCCCACCGCTCAATCGTAGGCGCCATCTCCCCCCAATAGTAGTCAAACGCAGCGTGCAAATCCGATTCTTCCATCGGCCCATACCCGTCTATTACCGCTGACAGGGCATCCTCTGCAACCGAATGGCATACAGTCCCCAGCGATGAAGCATCCTTTACAGGCTCCTCGCTGAGTCCGAAAATATCATTTCGGAATCTTTCCATACACATGTCCGCAGTCTTGATCGCAGACTGGCGGACCCAAGTATGCGCCCACCGTCCATCACCTGCTCTATGCAAAGCATATTTCATATTTCCTCCTAACGGTACTTGGTAAACTCCTCCCCTCTCTAAAGAGAGGGGAGGAGGTACTGAGTACCACTGAGTTTACTTGCTCGAATGTGTCCGCGTGGCTCATTTCGGTTAAGATTCTGCGCCAATTCTGTTACGAACGTGTTACGATCACTCATCCTTCGATTCCCATTGCTTCTCATGTGAAGCAACCCACTGCTCCGCCTCCTCACGCAACGCGAACACCTCCAACGAAGTCTTCTCCCCATCAAGGCGCTGTTGCATGACGAACCAGCGCACAAACCAGATACCTGCACCTACAGGCACAGAACGTTTCTCAATCTGTATCGTCATCGGTATCCTTTCATTCGTCCACGGAAGTCGGGTCGTTGCAACATTTCAACGCACTGCGGTGGTTCCCACCTGCGTCTAGTCACGATACGGCACATGCGAACGAACACTTGGACTCGCTGCACATGAACCGACTCGTCATCATACAACTCCGCTAACGCAACGTCATACTCCGTGAACGCAGCAATCATTTCATCATACTGGACAGGTGTCAACGCTAGCGTAACATTCATTTTGCCCATGATGCCTCCAACTTACAAGCAGGGGCGAGGGGTGCGGTAAGAGCGCACCCCTCGCCCCCACTCTAGTCTTTGTTTCTTTACTGGTAAACAGGGGCAGAGACACGTACGTCCTCGATAACGGTCATAACAGCCTATGTCCTCCTATCCTTTCAGATAGTTGGATGTACTGTTACGTGTGTCCCTACCCCCGAAGGGGGTGCGTGACCACCATGCACCCGAAGGGTCGGGTGGAGGTAATGCACAGCAGCCACGCACCTGACTAAGCGACGAGTGAACTCGCCGCGAGGTACTTGAGTGCCATGTCTGCAATCGGTGTCTTACCATCCAATGCACGGATGTACGAACGCTCTTGTGCAGAGTCCGTATCCTTGTATCCCGTGCTGATGCGATGCTGTTCGGCACCTTGGAACGCATTGTAGGCCAACCAACGGTCACCCACCTCCGCATCCCACTGTTCCTTCTCTGCACGCCACGCTGTACCAACAGCAGCAACCCGCAGGTTGCGGGCTGTCACTGTCTTGTGGTGGGCGTCAGGCTCAGGATTCGGGAACACCGCATTCACCAACTGTGCAAACTGCGCATCAGTGAACTCCTGATCCTTTAACACACGGGCCATCCTCTGCATGGTTCGTGTCTGTTCCATCGAAGACTCCAACACAGCGGCACGCATGGTGAGCATGTTGTCGTGATTCTTCGTGGCCTTCACACCAATCAACTGACCAGCGTGTCCAAGCATGTTCTCGCAACTAATTCGCTGCTGAATCGGAATGATCTCCGTCTTCCACATGCCATTTAGTGACATACGAGTGTAGATGAACGGCTGGATAGTGTCTCCATCACCCAAGTCGAACGGGTCGTCAAGCACTTGCTCAACCACTACACGCTCACCGTTACCAAACACGCTTACACCAGTGCATGACTCGGGGAACAACTGCTCCAACGTGTCATACACATGCTTGTAACCTTCACGCTCAGGGTACTTCCCTGAGTGTGAGCCAAGCACCTGTCCCGTGTCACCACGGATCACGTACCTGTCCAAAGGCTGACCGTTGTGCTTGCCTGACTGGTACAATGGTGTCTGGAACTGCCCATCAGCGATGTAACCCGATGGCTCGTACACCACGGAAAACGCACCGCCCATTACCTCAGCAATCGCAGGCACTGTACGTACCAGCGCATCTGTATCTGTAACCACTTCCTGTGCCTCCTGTTCGTCGGGCGGGTCATCGCCAAACTGCTTCAGGAAGTTATGCGCCCACACAGACGCATTATCAATTGTTTCCCTACTCATATATTCTTCTCCTTTGCCCAGTTGTATGGGCGTTTATTCGGTATGTCATGCTTCTGACGCAGGGCGGTGACAAACGCCGCACGCTCCTGTCGTCTTTCCTTCATATGCCTAGATACCATTGTCCATACGGACGTACCTAAACATATGACAACAAATGACCACATGTAAAACATTAGAAACTCCTCACTAATCATATACGCTCCATGACCGCTTCGTCATCCATGTAACAGTTGGTGTAGAAGACAATCTGCCCATTGTCGTCTTCACCTGTCTCAAACAGGTAACGTAACGCCTGAACCCATTCAGGGCGCGACAAGCGCCCAATATCAAACTGCTCATTCCTCATCCTGTGTATCATGCGTCAACAATCCCTCCCATGTTAGATGGCTCACTATGCCCACCATCAGGCATGGGACCACGGTCTACCTCATCCTCTTCCTCGTCGTCTGCAAACACGGTATCCCAACACCTATGGCAGACGTACCAACCGCCCCTATGGGCAATCAGCAACTCACGCCGTGAAGCAGTCAAGTCAGGAAACACCTGCTGCACCAACCCTTCACGGTTCATCCAACGGTCATAGTCACCATCGTCAACCTGTGTAGTATCCGTTATCTTGCAATGCCTACACTCAGCAGATACAATCATCACTCCTCCTCCGTACATGCGGCCATGAACTTCTCCCTATCGAAGTTCGGGTTAAAGCCCTCAAACACAGTCGCTAAACGTGACGTAACCCGAAACAATGCCGACTCGTGCCCCTCTATGAACGCTACGTCTTGGTCAAGGGCATGTGCTTTCGTGTACTCGTAGTTCAGTATCCGTGCCACTTCCTTAAAGTGCATACGGGTCATGCCGCCCATTAGAACGGCTCCCCGCTGTTTACAGCGTGGCCCCGTGTGTCCTGTACGGCAATCAGGATGTGCTTCAGCGTAGCCTCAGCATACGCCAACACACTCTCAGGAGTGTCATGCTTGGCCCTTAAGCCTGCCGTTGTCGCTTGTAGGCGTGACACCATGCCCGTCAGGTCATTGACCTTGTTCCACAGGAGCGCATTCTCCTCTGCCAAGCCTGCAACCTTGGCTTCCAACTCAACATACGCAACCTCGTCAGGGTTCATAACCACCTGAGAGGACAGCAAACCACCATCCTCAAACGAGGTGTCCAAGTGCCACTGGATGACCTTCGTCACCAACGCAGTCGCATGCTCACCAATGGTACAATGGGCACCCACGCTGATCTCGTTGTACTGACGCAACAGGTCAGACAACGTTTCCTCAACGCCATCCACGCTACCGTTGTACTCCTCTACAGCCTCACGGGCAGCATCGTACACGTTGTCAGACACAGCATCCCATGCATCCTCGTTGATGGCTTCAGACACCTGCGTAGACACAGCATCCCACGCTTGGTCGTCAATCTTCTCATCCACCGTGTCAGCGACGTTCTCCCACACATTCTGTGCGAAGTTGGACATCTCGTCCCCATCCGCTGTCACCTCTGCTCTAAACGCTATTGCACTCATACCTGCACCTCCAGTGCGTCGTATATGTCATCTACGGCTTCCGCAAGCAGGTCGTCGTAACCGACACCCGCTTCCAAATCAACAAACAAGCGCATAAGCACCTGCTCAATATCTTCACGCTTCATACGCTCACCTCTTCCTTATCCCAATGCATCAACACGCCAAGGTCGTCACCCTCAACCGCAAACCCATACT